GTTTGATCCGCTTCTTGGTATGCGGGGAAATGGTGGCGGCGGTGTACCGGGACAGGTGGATGTGCAGGTCATCCCGCCGCCACAGGTATCCCTCCATGACGAAGTGGATCTCCTTCGGGGTCATGCGCCAGAACTGATCCGGGGAGATGCCGACCCGAACGGCATCCTGGAGCATTCGATCCCAGTCCCACGTTACTTCGTCCGTTTTTTTTGGCGTCCCGCCCGCTCTGCATCCTTGGCAAAGGCGGCACTGAACGCCTCGCCCAGCGCTTCGGAGACGTCCGCGATGGAATCGGCTTCGGTCATGAGGTTCCCCGCATCCTCCAGGGTCTGGACCTCCTCGCTGTGGTGGCGCCTCAGCCCCGCCCAGAGGATCGCGCGGATGAACTTGACACCGATCCGGGTCGGATCCTGCATCACCTCCGCGATCTGGGGCATGGTCATCCCCGTCGCGTCCTCCAATTCCGCGATGGCGTTCATGTCAAAGAACACCGTGTAGGTCTTCGCTCCGATCTTGATCGTGCGCTCGCCTTTGGCTGGATTGGCCATCTTGATCACCTCATGTTGTTATGGATTAAGCCCAATCGCCGATGAGTTGCAATTCCACCGATACCGTGGGTGCATCGTCGTCGGGGTTCTCCACCGAAATGGACTCGACGAGGGCCTCGGCAGTCTCTGTCGGTCCGCCGGCTTCCCTCCGCTGAACGAGCACCTTTTTCTGGTTCTTCCGGGCGTCTTTCAGCGCCTGAAGCCCTGCATCGCTCACCACGTGCAGGGCCTCCAGGGTCAGCTTCCCGTCGTCCTTTCCAGGGATGAAGTCCACGTGCTTCTTGTTCTTGTACCGAAGCTCGATCAGGTTCGTGGTCGATTCGGTGGACAGCCCCGTTTGATACCCCACCTCGATGTACTGGGAACCGTTATGCGCCCACAGAAGGACGTTCGAACCACTGTATGCCACGATCCATCACCCCAAAGAGCCGACCAATTGGGACTCGTCCACCGTCCGGGGGGTATCGGACAGCACATCGGTCAGCTGGATTTCGACAGACACCGTGGAGTTTTCTTCGTCCGGGTATTCATGGCTGATGGACTCGACGTAACCCACCCCGTATTCCTTCTCGGAGAGGGTGTATCCGCCGGCGCCGTCCGGAACCGCCCGGGCGATCATCAGCTCCACGGGTTTCTTGGCCTTCTTCGAGTTCTTGAGCACCAAAAGCCCGCTTTCGTCAGCGTTTCCGGCCTGATGCGAAGGATCATACAGCGCCTCCACCGACAGCTTGCCGTCTTGTTTTCCGTAGAGGAACTTCACATGGCCGTCTTTCTTGCTGTGGGCCTCCACCAGGTTGTTGGACTGTTCCACCGAGTTGCTCTTCTCCTCGCCCACAAAGGCGTATTTGCCCTCGTAACCACTGGTGAGGGATTTGTCATACACGAACACAAACACTTCGGAACCATTCAGAGCCATATCGGATTCCTCCCATTCGTTGAGATTGAAAGTTAAGCCCCTTGAGGCGTGGTGTGCCAGTTTTCGTTCATCTGGAACTCCGCGGACAAGGTTCCGGCTTCGTCATCGCCGTTTTCCCGGCTGAAGTTTTCCAGGAGCGCTTCCGCATACTCCGCGCTTCCGGCGACTTCCGCCAGGTTGTCATCCACCCGGAAGCGTTTCAGGTACGCCTTCTTCTGTTCCCGGTGGATCTTCTTGAGGAGCTGATAGGCCGGATCCGCCGGGTCCACCAGCACCTCGACGGTGACTTTCCCGTCGTCTTTTCCGGGCCGAACGTCCACGTGTTTCTTCTGCTTGCTGTTCATCTCCACCATGTTGGTGCTTTCCTCTGTGGAAAGTCCGGTTTGCTCTCCGAAGACGAGGTAATTGCCACTGGTTTCATCCCAGATGGCGAGCAGAACATGCTTGCCTTGGATTGCCATGGCTGTCCCTCCTTTGCAATATCAAAAACCCCCTCGTCTTGGACGAAGGGGGAGTTTACGTTTCGATGACCGTGAGGTTCAAGGTGACGATCATGCCCCGGATGGATGGATCAAAGGGGTTTTTCTTCTCCTGCGGCACATCGATCGGACCGGAGCACTTGACAAACACGCTTTGCCATTCGGTCAGATGATCGCGGCGAAGGCGGTCGGGGTATCCTTCCGTCTTCGAGTCGTAATGGTGCGGCTCATCCCCGAACGGCTCGATGACAAGGGGCTTGTCGTGGAAGAGGGCGAAGATGCGCTCTGCCATCTCTTCGCACCAATCCCCTTCGCTGGAGATGTTCCAACCATCTTCCCGCGCGAAGCAGTAGATGTCTCGGGTGATGTCCCGCGCCTTCCTCTGCTTGCTGGAAGCAATCGAGAAGGACGTATCCGCCAGCGGTCCGGGAGAGTAGATGTACCGGAAGATTTCAAGGGCTTGGCCTGCTCCGTTGTACGTTTTCCATGATTGGGGGTTGGAAGACTGATCCGGATCCACCGGAATTTCATCCTTCACGAAGATGGCGGGCTTTTTGCGGTACACCTTGTTGAAGTTGTCGTAGAACCAATAGAGAGAGACCAATCCGTCCGCTTCGTATTCTCCGGTGTTGGGGTTGCGGTTCCCGGAGAGGTAGGCGTCCTCTTCCAGCCGTTTCTGGATGGCTTCGGTGATCTTGCTCCCGTAGGCCATGCCTTCACCTCCTTTCATCGCGCGCGTTTCATCAGCATCTGTCGGAGCCTGGGCCGGTTATTGATGAGCGTCGGGCGAAGGAACGGCCGCGGAGCCATGCGGGACGTTCCCAGTTCGAGAAACATGCCGTAAGGCGCGATATCATCATCGGTGTAGACGTAACCGTTAATCCGGTTCTTCTTGGGTTCGACCTTCCCTTTGATCGAGGCCCTCAGCCTCCCGGTGACGAGCTTCGGGGCTTCTCCCGGAGCGGAAGGGTAAAGCCCGCCGGGGTTCGGGCGGCTGACCAGCCTCTTGGCATAGTCCACCATCATCTCGACGGCATTCTCGACGTTCTTTTGCATGTGCTGGTAGTAGTAGACCACGATCTTGTCCTTGTAGAACTGGCTTCGGTAGTATTTGGCCACAAAAAACACCTCCCAGATTACGGATCGGGGGGAGGCGGGTCTCCGCTTCCGGGTTCATAGGGGCCGAAGTAGACCACCGTGAGGGTGTAGACCTCGTTCCGCTCGTCTTCGTTGATCACCAGCTCGATTCGGTTCCATTCCTTGCCGTCGATGAGCGCGAACCAACCGGCTTCCACCTCTCGGAGGGTATACCCCGTCTGATCACCAAACGGCACCTTCGTATACCGCATGATGATTTCTCCCTTGGTCTGTTGCCAGACCATTTGAGCGGTATACTTCAGTTCCCCGCTCAGCGTCCGATACGAGCACCAATACCACGGGTTGTCGGCGATGTTTCCGGTATCGTACACGGGCACACCCGGCGTTCCGCTTCCACTGTCCCGATAGAACGACACCCGGTGTCTCATCGCCCCGGCGTTGATCGTTTTCCTTGCCACGTTTCTCCCTCCATTCCGTTATGAAGTCCGGGCCGGGTCGAGGTTGCATTCCTCCACCACCCAGAAATACACGGTGGAGCCTTCGGCGAGGAGGATCGGGTCCAGGGTGATGCGGATCACATCCACCCCGAGCCGCTCCAGGGCCTTGCGGTCCAGCACAGCGGTTTGGGGGATGTATCCGACATCTGGCCGGAACCCGCACATGAACTCGGTGCCGAGGGAGATCCACGGCGGATCCGCGCTCGATCCATCCGTCTTCTTCGCCCTGGCATCGGAGATGGAAAGGGTGAAGGCCCCACCGTCGGGGGTTGTGCCGTCCGACATCACCGCTCCCTCGACAATCAAGCGGACACGGGTCGCATCGTTCCCGTCTTTGTCCGTGGCGGGGTTGTCGCGACTTTCGGAGAGGTTGTATTCCATCGTCGGGCTATTCGTTGAGAGCGAATAACGCATGACGTTCTGGTATGGCATGGGATCACCGCTTTCCTTGTCGGTTTTCGTACAGGTAGGCGACCTTCTCCAAGCATTCCATCTTGAGATGGTTCGGCAGGGGCTCGGGTTCGTATTCCAGTCCCGAAGGCGGCTGGCGATCGGGCGTCACATAGCCCCCTTCGTACTTCACCCGGTAGTTCTGGACGCCTTGGAACCACTGGCCGTAGAGAACCCCCCGCTGAGGGTCCAGTTGGTAGTTCGACGGCGGGATGACCTCTGCCGTACCATCCGGGGAAATCCGCGCCACTTCCAAGACGCGGTAGACGGGGTAATGCTTCAGGAACAGTTGGGTGTCTCCGGGGCCGCTCAACACTTCCTCATGGGGAACGACGGCGCCACCGGATACTTCGTTGAACTCAAACTTGCGGCCATGGAGCATCTCCATCTCTTCCTGCGCGGTTTGGATGAACAGCTGAAGCATGCCGTCCTCCAGGGTGGAGCTGGGGTCGAGCTTCAGATACTCCTTGGCCTCTTGCAGGGTGACCAGCATGGGCTTCACCTCCAGAGGGATTCTGAACACGAAAAAACCCCGCGTTCTTCCGGTACCACGTCCGGAAGTAGTCGGGGTGTGCTTCTCGCCATCGCCTGGCGGCTTCGATGCGTTTTTCCCGGTGCTTCTGGTAGTCCTCGCGTTGAATCTTCGCTCGGCACACCTTGCAGTAACTGTCCCGCCCGTCGCGCTTGGACCGATTGCGGCCGAAGCAGTGGAGGGGAAAGTTTTTGCGGCATCGGCTACATCGTTTCAAGGCCATCCTCTCCAAGAAAAAAAGCGCCTTTGCGCCGTTACATTCGGATTCTTTGTAAGAGATCTTGAAAGTCTTCATCGTCAATGGGAACTCCGGGACCGTACATGAATCCATAGCATGGCACATCCCCTTCCCACCGCTCGATGTCGAACAACTCTTGGATGACCGCTTTCACACATA